TTGAGGATAAAGTTTCTCAACAGTTACTGGATGAGGGTGTGCCTGTGAAGTATGAGGAAATGTACATTGAGTACATCAGACCTCAGTCCTCTCACAAGTACACCCCAGATTTTGAATTACCTAATGGAATCATTATAGAAACCAAGGGTAGATTCATGGTAGCTGATAGAAAGAAACACCTATTAATAAAAGAACAGCATCCAGAGTTGGATATTAGATTTGTCTTCTCAAGTAGTAAGGCCAAACTTAGTAAGGGTAGCAAGACTACCTATGCACTATGGTGTACTAAGAATGGTTTTAAATTTGCAGACAGACTGATACCACGGGCATGGCTAAAGGATTAAACATATGGCAATGAAACATATAAACCCTTGGGAGTGGGAGTACATAGTTATACACTCAAGCTTCACGAAGGCTACAGAATTTATAGGACTGCAAGAGATGGACAGGCTACACCGCAGCCAGTGTAAGTTATCTGTAGGTTATCATGTAGTAATTGATCGTGATGGCATTATAGAATATGGTAGACCTATGAATAATGCGGGTGCTCACCTTGAGGAATATGATAGGAAGGCACTTGGTATTTGTATGATAGGTGGGCAAAGTAAGAAGGGGAAAGGGGAAGATAATTATACGGACTCACAATATAAAAACTTGGCATGGCTACTCGAAAATATGTCAGTTAGTTTTAACAATGCACGAGTGGTGGCTCATGGTAAACTGGACAATACTACTAAGTGTCCTCACTTCTCGGTATCTGCTTTTCTATTAAGGGAAGGCTTAGGCTTTCTAAATCTCAGAGGAAAATAATGAAGAACCCAATTATGTTAGATGCCTTTAAGAAACTTAGGGTAAGTAAGTGTAATAATGAAGTAGGCAGTAGAATCATACAGGGGCTGCAGCGTAAGATGCACAAGGAACGTGTAAGAGCTTCTAACATAAGGGGGAAGAATGGCTCATGAAACATACCAACGGAATGAAAGCACATCCACATTCGTTTATCATAAGAACTGCGAAGACTGCGGTAGTAGTGATGCGCTTAGTGTATATAGTGACGGGCATACTCATTGCTTCAGTTGCAGACTCACGAAAGCCTGTAAAGATACGCACCTCACAGCGGAGACGAAGGTTCTCCCAAAGGGGTTAGTTGATGGTGAGTATGCACCACTCAAGGCTAGAGGTATTAACCTTGAGACTTGTAAGAAGTTTGGTTATAAGGTAGGTGAACACAATGGGCATCACGTACAAATTGCACCCTACTATCTAAAGGGTAAGCAGATAGGCCAGAAGATACGTGGTGCTCACAAGAAGTTCACTGCCACTGGTACTATGAAAGGTACTGAACTATTCGGGCAACACCTATGGGGTGAGGGTGGTAAGCGTTTGGTTATCACTGAAGGTGAGATAGATTGCTTGAGTGTCAGTCAAATCCAGGAAAATAAATGGGCGGTGGTATCACTACCACTTGGTGCTACGTCAGCACCGAAGGCTATTAAGAATAACTTGGAATGGCTTGAAACCTTTGAGACCGTGATACTTTGCTTCGATCAGGATGATGCGGGTGCTGCAGCAGTGGAAGCAGTGACTCCATTGTTCTCGCCTAATAAATGTGCCGTTGCCTCAATGCCCCTGAAGGATGCTAATGAAATGTTGTTAGCGGGTAAGGGTGCTGAGTTAATACAATGTTTATGGAGAGCCAAGAAGTTTAAGCCTGATGGTATAGTAGGTGTTGGTGATCTGATGGAGAGATTGACTAAGCCCCTAGAGCAAGGGCTATCATGGGCATGGCAGGGACTTACTGATGCTACCTATGGTATAAGGTCAGGTGAACTGTATGTACTCGGTGCAGGTACTGGCATGGGTAAGTCAGAAATCTGGAAGGAAACTATGGTTCACTTAGCTGAACACCACAAGTTAAACGTGGGTGGTTTGTTCCTAGAAGAATCACCAGAGCATACGGTACGCTGCCTTGCTAGTAAGATAAAAGATAAGCTGTTTCATGTACCGTCTGATACTTGGACTGATGAAGAACTGATTACTACAGTGAAGGGTATGGAGGATAGCAATAGGTATCACCTGTATGACCACTTCGGCAGCACTGAGTATGAGGTAATCAAGCAGCGCATAAGGTTCATGGTTGTGTCACTTGATTGCAAGCATATCTTTATTGATCACATCACAGCTTTAGTATCAGGTACGGTAGACGGAGATGAACGTAAACAACTAGCATACATTATGACTGATCTTGCTAGTCTGGCACGTGAGTTGAAGGTAAGCCTGTTCTTAATATCACACCTGAACACACCTGAAGGTAAACCACATGAAGAAGGTGGGCGTGTACAGATCAAACACTTCTTTGGTTCAAGGGCTATAGGTCAGTGGGCTAACTTTGTTATAGGTATTGAAAGGAATCAGCAGCACAAGGATGAACACTTGAGACATATGTCTACCATTAGAATCCTGAAGGATCGCTATACTGGTAGGTCAGTAGGTACTTGTGTTTACTTGGATTATGATGCAGCTACTGGTAGACTCATTGAGGTAGTTGATGATCCGTTTGCCAGTGACAATTTATTTAAAGATAAAGGGGAATTTTGATGAACAAAGAAGAAAGGGCTGCATACCGAAAGACTCACATTCAAACAATAGAAGGGCGTGCTAATAAATTATGGTTAGATGCGAGGCGTAGGGCCAAACTCAGAGACTTACCTTTTGATATCACCAAGGAGTGGGTTGCTGCAGCACTAAGAAAGGGAACATGCCCCCGAACATATGTAGACTTTTATATGGGTGAGCCTAAAATTAAAGGTAGGAATGAAAGGCACGCACCTAGTTTAGATAGGGTTGTAGCCCTACTTGGTTATACTCCAAGTAACACTCAGGTAGTTACATGGGCTTACAACTGTGCAAAGCATACATGGACAGATAATGATTTACTGAAAATGTCACAAGAGGTTGCTTACGTGGCACTGTCTAAAAAATTAGGTGTTGAACCTAGAAAGAGAACACCACGTAACGCACCAATAGAATACTAATAACACATTACATATACTCGATAGGGAGATAGTATGACTACATATATAATAGATACAGAAACAAATGGTTTACTGAAAGACCTAACTACAATTCATTGTATGGTAATAAGGTGTGTGGAAACTGACGAGGCACTAACCTGTAGTGACACCAGTGATATGCAGGTGATAGATGGTTTGGAATTACTTATGGGTAAGGCCAGTGAACTAGCTAGTAAGTTTGTTGGGCACAATTTGATAGGGTTTGATATACCTGCTATCACTAAGTGTTACCCTTGGTTCACACTGCCAGAACATAAGTGCTTCGATACATTGGTAGCATCACGCTTAATCTTTCCTGATCGTTGGGATGCAGATAGTAAGTTAGTAATCAAACAGGATTTTCCTAAGAGGTTATCTAATCGTCACTCATTGGAAGCATGGGGTCATAGACTAAGGTGTCACAAGGGTGAGTACACAGGTGACACCAACATTGAGGATGAGAAGGAACGTAAGGCTAAGAAATGGAACACACTAAATAAGGATATGGTTGACTACTGTATTCAGGATACACAAGTGACCAAGGTTTTATATGAAATGCTTTTGGGGAAGAATTATTCTCAGGAAGCTTTGGACCTAGAACATGAAGTTCGCTACATCATATCAGAACAAGAACGATACGGTGTAGCATTCGATACGGATGCAGCAGTAGAGTTAGCATCAACCCTAACCAAACGTAAGCTAGAGCTAGAAGGTGAGTTGAGTGTAGCCTTTCCTGATATGTATATTCCTAGTAAGGTGTGGTGTCCTAAGCGTGACAATAAAACTATGGGGTACTGTGCTGATGCTAGAATAACAGCGGTAACACATACACAGTTCAGTGCATCTAATAGGAATCATATTGTTTACTGGTTGAAGTCCAAATACAATTGGATACCAAAAATTATTGGTGACGATGGTAAACCTAAGATGGATGAGGTGATACTAAAAGACTTGGACTACCCAGAGGTAGCACTACTACGTGAATACCTGGTAGTAAACAAGAGGTTAGCAGCAGTTGCTAATGCACCACAGGCATGGCTGCGCCATGTAACTAAAGGTCGTATGCATGGTTCAGTAATTACTAATGGTGCAGTGACGGGTAGAGCCACACACAGTAAGCCAAACTTAGGCCAAGTACCTGCTGTTTACTCAGCATATGGCAGCGAGTGTCGTGCACTGTTCACTGCCTCTAGTGGTCGCAGGTTAGTAGGTGCGGATCAGTCAGGTGTTGAAGGCAGGTGTCTCGCACACTTCATGGCACTGTGGGATGACGGCGAGTATTGTAGGGTTGTGTTAGACGGTGATATACATACAACCAACCAACAAGCAGCAGGTCTTGCTACTCGTGACAATGCTAAGACATTCTTCTACGCATTTATCTATGGTGCAGGTAATGAAAAGATAGGTAGCATAGTAGGTAAGGATGCTAAAGAGGGGCGGAGATTAAGGAAGAAGTTCCTTACTAGTCTACCTGCACTGAAGAAACTCATTGAGGCTGTTAAGGATAAAGCACAGCAGAAGGGTTACTTGGTAGGTCTGGATAAGCGTAGGATTCCTATACGCAATGCACATGCTGCCCTTAATACCTTGCTGCAATCAGCGGGTGCACTACTCGCTAAGAAGTCTATGGTTATAATGCGTGAGAAGATTATAGCTAAGGGGTGGGAACAGCGGGCGCAGCAGGTTCTGTGGAATCACGATGAGCATCAGTGGGATTGTGAGGAATCTATTGCAGATGAGGTAGGAAAGATGCAGGTTGAAGCATACCAAGAAGCAGGTAAGTACTTTAATTTTCGTATACCTATTGATGGCGAATATAAAGTAGGAATGAACTGGGCTGACACTCATTAACTGGGGGACACAATGTATATAAAAGCAGAGAAGATGGAAATAATTAGGAAGGGGTTAGATGCTGCAGAGCTTGATGAGATGTATCACTCTCCAAAGCACTGCCCTTATCCAGAGCGAAGTAAAGAGTGGTACTGGTGGTCGCTTGGCTATGAGATGTACGAACAACTATCATATGAGACAGCCGATGACCACCTTGCTCATTGATGCCGACATACTAGCATATCATGTATCCGCAGCTAACCAACATACCTATAAGTTTGGTGATGATGCTGTGGCAGTGGATGTGGGTGATATTGAAACTGCATTTGAGTTGGCGGATAAGAAGATAAGTGAATTAATACACAAACTAAAAGCTAAGGATGTAATTATTTGTTTATCCTGTAAGACTCGTGATGGTTTTAGGAGAAAAATTCTACCAACATATAAGAGTAACCGCACCAATGTAGAAAGGCCCACACAACTACAAGCGGTTAAGGATTACTTAGCCCGTGTGTATACCTCTAAATTATGGGAGGGTTTGGAGGCTGATGATGTAATGGGTATCCTATCCACTGAGCCACACAAGGGTAAGCGTATCATTGTATCGGAGGATAAGGATATGCAAACCATTGAAGGTTGGTTATACAACCCAAGGAATGATACTG